TGGTTCGCGAGCGTACAGAATCTGGACAAGATATGCCCGCGGACCTCTTTAACCCGTTTGTAGGTAACCAAACAAAAATAACAAGGAGAAACTAGAAAATGGAAACTAGAAACGAGAAGCAAGAAGCAAGAGACGAGAAGCAAATAGCTGTAAAACAAGAAGCAGGTCTGCCTTCAACAATTGATTTTGAAGCAGATGCTGGTTCAGGTTTTGAAAATTTAGTAGAGAAATCAGTAACTCTACCTATTTTAAAGCTTTTACAGAATGGATCAGCAGAAGCAAAGAAACGTGATCCAAAATATGTTACAGGTGCAGAACCTGGTATGCTTTATAATACAGTCACCGGAAAATTGTACGATGGTGAAAAAGGTGTACAAGTAATTCCGTGCTTCCTTGATTTTGAATATCAAGAGTGGGCTGATTTCGGAACAGGATCAGGAAGACCTGAAAAAATATACCCTGCCGAAAGTAAAATTCTAGACGAGACAACCAAAGATGCACAAAATAGGGATAGATTACCAAATGGTAATTATATTCAAACAGCTGCTCAGTGGTTTGTAATTGTTTCGGACGCTAAAGGTTCAGAAACAGTTATGATGTCTTTTTATGGAACACAATTACCGGTTAGTCGTAAATGGAATGCTGCACAATTGAGTATTTCTTTTGATGGTAAAAAAGGACCATATACGCCGGCACGTTATAGCCACATTTGGAAGCTATCTACTATCGCAAAAAGCGGTAAAGGAAATACTTGGTACGTTTATAAGTATGAATTAGTTCATAAGCTAGACTCTGTTAAGGATGCAAATCTCTACAACAGAGCCAAACAATTTAAAGCTAATTGTGAAGCTAGAACTAAAAGCAGAAAAAATTTATCATAGATTTCCACACCGGATGGAAAGGTGGGCGGCAGCGGGAGACTTACGCCGCCCATACAAAAAATATGATGAAAGAATTAGAAAAATTTAAAGAAATATTCGAAGGCTTAGACTGTGCCTACGGTATAACGAAAAAAAGTACTCAGTTTACAGACAAAGGTAAAAATAAAACAGAATCCTTTACCATCAGTAAACCGCCTATTAAACAACTTTGGAATGATCATTTAATAGGAAAAGATCCTGCTTTAGCTATTATTCCAATAAATAAAGACAATAAATGTAAATGGGGATGTATTGATATAGACATATATCCTTTTGATCATAAAAAATTTATTCAAAAATTAAGTAATAAAAAGATACCTGCAATTGTGTTTCGATCCAAATCAGGAGGAGCGCATTGTTTTCTTTTTACTAAAGAACCAGTTCCAGCGATTATTATGAGGGCGAAATTAAAAATGATTGCATCTGCGATGGGGTATGCAAGAGCAGAAATATATCCTAAACAAGATTATATAAGAGTCGATAGAGGAGACACAGGAAGTTTTCTAAATTTACCTTACCACGGAAATGAAAAAACAGTTAGATATGCCTTTAACGCAAACAGTGAAGGCCTAAGTTTATCCGAATTCTTTTCTTTTTATGAAAAAATAGCACTAACAGAGAAAGAATTAAATGATTTAGAGTTAAAAGAGGAAAAAGAAAAAGACGATGATTTTAAAGGAATACCTCCATGTCTAGAAGCTCTACTTTCTGAAGGAGTTCCTGAAGGTCAAAGAAATAGTTGTATGTACAATGTTGGTGTTTATCTTAAAAAAAGATATCCCGAGAATGGTTCTCCAGAAACACAGGAGTGGGAACGAAAAATGGAGCAATACAATAAAAAATACATGAAGCCTCCGTGCGATAGTCCCGAAATGGTTACAACCATAGCTTCTGTAAAAAAGAAGGATTATCATTATAGGTGTAAAGATGAACCTATTTTAAGTTTCTGCAACGCTAAAAAATGTATAACAAAAGAATTTGGTGTTGGTGATGACGCACCGGTACCTGAAATAACTGAAATTAGAAAATATGATTCTGATCCTCCTTATTATTTTGTATCAATCGGAGGAGACAGTGTTGAAGTTGATGATGCAACTTTACACGATCCTGAAAAATTTTCATTGGCTTGTCTAAATCAAATAGGTCAACCAATGATGCCGATTCCAAGGCATATTTGGAGAAGATTATTGATAAAGCATTGTGGTCCAGGAGGTGTTAATTTAAAAATTGTTCCAGCTCCTTCTTCATCTAAAATTGATGTCCAACTCAGAGAAATATTAGCAGAATATATAAATAAAGCCCCCGGCGAAACTATCGATGATATATTAAGAGGAGTTGCTTTTACAGATAACGAAGGAATAACATCTTTTAAACTCTCAAGATTTTGGAAATATCTACTCAGAACTAAGTCTTGGCCAGAAAAAACATACCCTAAAAATAAAACAACTCGACTTATGGAAACATTGTTTGGAATGACAGAAGTACAAAGAAAACTCAAAGGAAAAAACACTCGATTTATGTCAATGGAAACTATTAAATTGGATAAACCTAATATTAGAATCAATAAAAAACAGAAAGAACCATGGGAATAATAACAAAAATTCCTGGTAATCCAGGAACAGGGAAAACGACCAGACTCATTGGATATTTAGATAAAGAAATTAAAAAAACCGATCCTCAAAAAATTATTTATATTACATATAGTAATGCCGGTGCTGATGAAGCTCGTGGAAGAATAAAACACTCTCTTTTGTATATTTCTACAATGCATTCTATGGGATCACAGGAATCTGGTATTTCAAAAACTCTCAATCGAAAATTATTAGAAGGAAGAAAATGGCAAATATTTAAAGATCATCCTGGACATGAAAAATGGCAAGATATGTCCTTTGAAGCTACAAGGGATGAATTTGGATATACCTATAAACAAAACTCTCATATGGACATAATTCAATATTCCAGGGCTAAAAAAATTAATCTAGTTGAAGCAGCTATCCAATTAAATTTGCATGAAGGTCAAGTTGATTTAGATGACACTGAACAATTGGAACAAGATCTAAAGACCTTTAAAGAAGATACTAAGATGGTAGAATTTACTGACATGATTGAATTGTTCATAGAAAAATTTAAAAAAGGTGTATGTTCCGATATCAATGTTGTTTTTCTTGATGAAGCTCAGGACTTAAATCGAGCGCAATGGGATATGTTTCATTGTATTAATGAAAAATGTGATAGAGCCTATGTTGCCGGAGATGATGATCAGACAATTTACGGATTTCAAGGTGCAGATGCCAGACACTTTGTAGAATTGAAAGGTAAAGATGACACACAAAAAGAATCCCATCGAGTTCCTAGAAAAGTACATGAAGTTGCTTTGAAAATTTTGAATCAAATTCCTAAGAAAGACAGAATATCTAAAGATTGGTTTCCAAAAAATGAAGAGGGGGAAGTTATTGATAAAAATTACAGTTTAGAAGATATTAATTTTACTGAGGGTAAATGGATGCTATTAGCTCAAACCAATAAATTAGTTGATGAAATAGGAGAACATTTTTATAAATTAGGTATAAGATTCTTTAGTAGATCAAGTCTATTTTTACCGGATGAAATTCTTCAGGCATACCAAACTTGGAACAAATTAAATAATAAAATGGCAGTTAAAGTTAAAGAGGCAATAAATTTTTATGTAAAATTTTGTCGTTCTCGTGCACCACACCGGCATGTTAAGCATGGTAATTCAGATGGTCAATCCCTAGAAAAACTAGATAAAGAAGATTTCATAACTTTAGGGGAATTAAGAGACAAGCATGATTTACTAGCGACAGGAAGCTGGGAACAATTCCACATCGACGAAGATGTTAAAAATTATATGAAAAATTTATTAGATAAAGGAGATAATTTAATGACAGACTCCAGAATAAAAATATTAACTTTCCACGGATCAAAAGGAAAAGAATGCGACAATGTTGTGTGGTTTCCTGATTATGGAGCAGAAAATGAAGTAAAACCGTATCGAGGAGCTTGCGATAATCCAAACGTACAACATAGATTAGTTTTTGTCGCTATAACTAGAACTAAACAAAAACTATACCTGATGGCGCCTTTGACTGACGGTAATTATTACACAATAGGAGAACCAATATTATGAAAGTAAAAAAATATATAGAAGCGATGAACTACTTATCAACTAGTCCTTATCAGAAACAAATTGGTGGAAAACATTATTTAAAATATAAAATTCAACCCAGTAAATTTGTGGTAGAAAATAAGTTGCTTTATCCTGAAGGAAACGTTATTAAATATATTCTAAGACATTCAGATAAAGGAGGAAAGGAAGATTTAGAAAAAGCTAAACATTTCATCGATATGATTATTAAAAGAGACTATGGGGAAGAGAAAGAAAAAAAGGAATCGTGGATAGAAGGATATAAAAAGTGGAAAGCCAGTAAATGATGTTCGAGGCTCAGACCGAATGGATATCTCCAGAATCTTTTCCAGATTTAAAAAAATTTGATTTTATTGCAATAGACTTAGAAACTAGAGATCCAGGATTAAAATCAAGGGGATCTGGTGCTTTAGTTAATGATGGAGAGATCATAGGCATTGCAGTAGCAGTTGAGGGATGGTCCGGTTATTTTTCTTTTGGACACGATCAAGGTAATTTTTTTGACAAGCGTAAGGTTATGCAATGGATAAAAAAAGTTTGTGCATTACCCGCTACAAAAATATTTCATAATGCTATGTATGACGTATGCTGGTTAAAAGCATACGGCGTAGAAATAAAGGGTCTTATTATAGATACAATGGTCATGACATCTTTAATAGATGAAAATAGATTCTGGTACTCATTAAACAGTATTGCTTATGACTATCTTGGCGAAGTAAAAGATGAGACTGGATTACAAGCCGCTGCAGATAAAGCAGGTATCGATGCAAAATCTGAAATGTATAAGCTTCCGGCTATGGATGTTGGATCATACGCAGAGAAAGACGCTGAATTAACTTTAAAACTTTCTAAAATCTTATCTCAAAAAATAACGAAAGAAAATCTTACAAAGGTTTTTGATTTAGAAACTCAACTTTTTCCATGTCTAGTTGATATGAAATTTAAAGGCGTGCGCGTAGATATCGAACAAGCTCACCAAGTGAAGCAACAATTATTAGAACAAGAAACAATATTGCTGCGAGAAGTAAAAAAAGAAACACAGATAGA